AAAGACCGTAGCCACATCTCCGTCCGCAGTCGCAACCGCAGTTGCCTGTGCCAGTTCCGCATCATATCCGAGTGCAGTGAACTGCGCTGTGTAGGAAGCAATCGTGTTCTGCCGGGTCAGTTCAGCAACCTGCTGCTGCAACTTGGCGATGGTATCATCTGCCTTGCTGTTGCCGGTCTTTTGCTGATCCTGCAATGCCTTGACCTGCTTCTTGAGTTCTGCCGCCTCATGGTTCGCCTTGGTAACTGCGTCCTTGTACTTATCAAGATCCGCAATCTCTGTGGAATGATCATCATACTCATACGCTTCAAGCGCAGCGAGTTTTTCTTCCACGCTGAGTGTCTCATAGCCTTCGATAGAGCCTACGTCAATCTTCGCCATATTCAGTTCTCTCCTGCGTTTTTACGACTTCCCTGTCGATCCTGTGGGGAATGATGCGTTTGATTTGAGTGTCTTCCCTGACACCATGTCGCGATTATAGTCTTCCCTGACTTCTGCGGTTATACTCTTCTCTGAGTTGTAGATATGATGGAACGAAAGTCCCTATTTCTACCGATATTATAGCATTTTCCCCGGTTAATTACAACACACATTATATATACAATGTCACTTATTATTAGTTACATCCTTTGTCCTGACGGGCCATAAGAAGCACCGGCAGTTGTAGTGCAGAGGCGGATGCCGCACCTTGTCCAGTGGATATATCTTCCCTTCCTTGGGTGCGCACTCTCCGCAGACCCTGGCATCCAGGGCAGTACACCACATGCCGTACTTCACGCCGTTCCGCTTGTACACCTCGATAAGTATCTGCTCCACGATATCATCGGCGGTCTGTTCAAACTGCTTCGACCACTGCTTGATCGCCAACTCTATCTGAGCCTTGTACTCCGCCTTACCGGTGACAGACTCCAGAGCCTCAAACAGCCGCGCGCGTTTGCGGTCCGCTTCCTCGTAAAACTTGTAGTGCGTCACCGGGTCCGGGACATCGAAGAATCCAGCAAGCCACAGGTCTACGAAGAAGCCATCGTCATCGCCGTGTGCCCACTTGTAGGTCTTTTTGGCGGTTTCCTTCAGTGCTTCCACCGTCATGGCAATGACTTCCTCATAGCAGGCATTGACTGCGCCAAGACCATTGATCTCATCGAAGGCAAGGAAACTCTGATTGAGTCTCCTAAACCTTCTGAGGATCTTCCGCAGATAGATGCGGACAATCTTGTCACGGATGGCAAACGGATTGCTGTTCCTTGTGATCGTTTTCATACTTACGCCTCGATAGAGCTAGGTTCGTCATGGGCAGACGGCAGTTCCGGCTCCTCATCATCGTTCACGGCGGCGAGTGCATCCACATCCGCCTGCTCCTGCGCATTGTGCCATGCTTTGGCGAGTAAAAACTCATGATGCGGATCTGCGCACATATTGCTGTGGGCGTACGCGAATTCCGGCGTGATCCAGTCAGAGGACAGCATCGATATCAAGTTGGTCACGTTCGCGGAGTCGTTGGTATAGTTCCTGCGCGGGAAACGGATATCCACATCGGTCGGCAGCAGGTTCGTGCCGCCCAAGGTGTTGCTGAGAATAATCATAAGGTTGAGGAACCGCCGTTCAGACCGTCTGAACCAGTTCTCCCTGACCCTTGCCCGTGCTTCCGTCTCACTGTAGCCGTTGCGCAGGATGACCGCAGAGCCGGTGTCCGATGTACTGGAATCCGACATATTGCGGTTAGGCATACCGACAATCGTCAGAATCTGGTCATACATGGACTGCACCAGAGTCTCCGTCTGCTGCTGATTCAACTCAAGGGACAGGTAGTACGCCTTGGAGCCTGCCGGAATCATCATGCCGCCGACCTCACGCACCTGCTGCATGAATGCCAGTTCTGCGTCCGCCTGAGACTGCTCCTGAGAATGCTCAATCTGCATTCCTTCCATGCAGAGGATTGCCTGGATGAACTGCTCCACACCGTCCACACGGTTCGATGTGACGGTGTTTTCGGCGTTCATGAGGGGCAGTACCTGTTCAAAGTCTCCGAGCCTCGCTTCATTCGCCGGGTACTCGATAATCGGGATCATGCCGAGCGCATGGGGACCGCTCTTCGTCATCTCGTCAGAAGCATCGTTCCCGTCCTCATCAAGCACGTAGAAGTTGGTCGGTGTGTAGCAGTAATAAATCTTGCTGTCATCGTCCAAAGTAATGCTTGTGAAGGCCATCATCGGCTTGTGACCGAGCTTACTGGAGTAGATGACCTCCGTGTTCCGTGGATCGAGCGTGTAGATGGCGAACGGCGATTCGCCTTCCAGAACCTCGTCCTTCGGCAGCATCATGCGGTAAGCAGTGCCGCAGATGGACTGCCACGTAGCAATCTCAAGGTCACTGGTTTCCTTGTCCTCCAACATGCAGTACCGGGTCATCGTGTCGAGGCCATTGCTGTTGGCATCATCCTCTGCGTCATTGTTGGCAGAGTCGATGTACTGAATCGGTGCGGACAGCAAATATCCCACCTTGAAGTCAACGATTTCGGCAGCACGGTTCACCACCACCTGATTGTTGATCTCCGTGTTGTAGGTCTTCGTCCGCTGATTGATTGGCTGGTCACCCTTGTAGTAGTTGTACAGATAGTCGATGTCAGTGCTGTTCTGGTCGTGGTCGTTGATTGCGTCCGCCAGGATATCCCCGACATTGCTGTCATCGACCACAAGTGCGTCCGTGTAGAGGACGGTGCGACCATAAAGGTCTTCGCGAAGCTGTGCCATTGGTTTACCCTCCGTTAAAAGATTCGTCTGAAGGCGTGAACGTAGTTGTTTTGATATCTGAACACCATCGATGCCGCCATTGCCAGCGAGTCTGGCGCATCATCGTGTTTGTTTTTGCCTACGATAGTGAAACCGAATACATTGTCCATGAACTGCTGATAGTTCTTCCTGCGCTGTCCATGCTCAAGGAATATGAACGATTCACGGATGTTCGGTGCAGCTCCATAGATGCGCTGTTCCTTACTGGTATTACTGGGCGCAGGCTTGGTTATGACGGAACACATGATGACCTTCTCCCGGATCATGGAAGACAGTTCCTCCGCATAAGGTTCCGTAGCCTTATTCGCCTCTATCTGCATCAATGGAATCCGCCAACGCTCCACCGCATGGCACAGCGCAGCCATCGACTCTCGCTTATCGCCATCCGTATAAACGACATCCGGCACGTAGATGCGATCACCGTATTGCAGGCATATCGGAGCTGCTGTGAAGTCACTACCACCGAATGCCGGGTCAACCGCTATAAACCGTCTGTCAGGCTCTCCATCAGGCAGCACACCGTTGTAGAACTGCATATCGCCGGATGCAAACAGCGTACCTTCACGCTCGATTGGTTGCTGCTGGTACACCGCATTCCACGAAGCCATATCGTTGTTGCGCTCATAACCGGCACGGATGCCATGAAAGGTCTGCGTGTCGAATCCGATGCCGTATTTCCAGTCGAAATTGCTCTCGTCATTCTCATCGAGCGCAGGAAGCATGATTTCCTTCCACTTGATATGCGACAGTTTCGGCTCGTTTTTCAGCATCTCCACACGACAGCCAATCGGATCGATAATCGACCACCGTGTGCCTATCCAGAGCTTCTTACTGCCCTGTTTTGCACGGGACAGCAGGTCCGTCTGCGTCCTCGCCCAGAGTTTCGCCATGACATCTTTGTTGATCGCCTGCTCCAAGCCCTTGCAGAGGTCATCGGCCATCAAAATGTTGTCACAGTCGCAAGCTCCGTTCAGCGTACCTTCGATGGAGCGGCACGTTATAGACGGATACCGTGTCTTCCGCAGGCAGTTCACCGTCTGGTCAGCGGCATTCACCTTCACCACAGGACTATTGGGGAATACCTTGTCCCAATGGTAGGTATATGGATCTCGCAGTATCTCCAGAAGTCCCAGGTAAAATTGCTTTGTGACCGTATCGGACATCGATGAGTACAGACAGGAACCGTCCGGATGCTTACCTATCTCCCATGTTGCAAAGAAATCCATGACCGTGGTCTTGCCTACTCTGGGAGGCATCGAAAGGAATACCTCATCCAGTTCCCCGTCCTCAAGCGCCTGCATCGCCTGCACGACAGGACGCAGCGTCTTCATGCGCGGTTGATAGAACCTCTCCTCCGGCGGTCTATCTATCTCGCAGTAGAGCATGTACTGCTCAAAATCCCACGGAGCCTCCAGAAGCATACTCGCCTTGAAGCAATCAAACAGGTCAACGACCGGTCCGCCACTCCGCATATCCTCCCGGATCTTCGCCTGCAACTCGCGGTTCATCCGGTGCAGTTCCGCCATCATCGGAGTCCAATCGCTCTTCCGTGATTCTGTGGAGTAGTCCGACTCGACACCACGCACCCTCTGATCGTTCTGGAAGTTTTCGACAGCACTCAGGAAGTCGTAGTATCCCTGCGCATCCTTCGCCGCTCCGTAGATACGTTCAGCAAGCCGGTATGCCGCAGTGACTTCTTCCTGCGTCCTCTCTCCCCAGTTGGGCGGCGGTCCCTTGCGCCTCATCGATGCCCTCCATCAAATCCGCAATTCCGCACAGGTCAATCCTCCATGTCCAAAACGGTCTGATACTTCTGTTCCAACGCCTTTTGGTCAACTCCGGTGTCAATCGTCTCCGTGCGTGTCGTGACCTCAGATGCGTTCTTATAGCCGAGCCAGTTGTTCATTAAGTAAATCGCCGCAACTGGCATCAGCTTGCCGTCCAGGGTCAGGCTGGACATGATCTCGTCCAAGATGGCGATACCCCTCCCCAGTTCATCGGCGCACTCCCTGGGCATCCTGCGGTCAGACATGGCATTTATCAGGCCAGTCCTCGTCAGACCAAACGCAAGCGCGAACCCAGGCAGGTTCGGGCGGATGCCGTCCGTGGCGCACAACTGGAAGTACCAGTCCACTCGCTCACGTATCAGTTCTGGATCACTCAGCGGTATCTTTGGCAGGTCACTCAACCGCTTTGCGTGAATGATGCTGTTGGCGTTGTGGCTCATCTTGTCCTTGTCCACGGCATTCTTCACAGATGCCACAAACGGATCATCCGTGGTCACCGCAGCCTTCTTCTCAGCCTGCCGCCGAGACTGCACCTTGCTCCGCTCCTGCGCCTTCAGTTGTGCCTTTCGCCACTTCTCCTCACGGATTGCGCGGTCGAAACTCTCCTTCTCCGCCTGCTCCTTCGTCCGCGCAAGCTCTTCACGCTTTTGCAGTTCTTCCTGCTCCTTGCGCTCTTTCTGAATCTGTCGACCCTTCGCCACATCCTCAAGCGGAGCCTTGTCCTTGTCCACAAAGAACCATGTGCCGTCCTTCATGAGCAGGCACATCTTCGGATCCGCCTCCGGGTGCAACTCGCAGTAGCCGCGCCATTCGTAGATATTCGGATGCCAAAACCTAC